TTCTCCCGGTGCTGTTAAAGCAACGTGAGGTTCTGCAGCCGATATTATCGCCTTCTGATATAGCCCTAGTCATATATTTAACTTAGTTAAATTATACTGAGGTTATAAAGGATGGTTTCAAATATTGGTCTTTCTATTTTTATTAATTATCTCTTTCCCATTCTTCCTTTTAAGTGTTTCTCTTTCAGAGAAACACCCTCTAGGAAGACTGAGTGTTGTATTAGATAAAGCCGGTAAAGCTAGAGTAGTTGCACTTTGCAACTACTTTATCCAAGTCGGTCTTTATCCTATACATAAAGAGATATTCAATTTCCTTAAGACTCTTAAAACAGATGGTACTTTCGATCAAGAGGCTCCACTTTGAAATTTAATTTCAAAGCAGTCTCCCGAGAAAAAGTATTACTGTTTTGATTTATCCGCAGCAACCGATAGATTACCTGTACAGATTCAAGTAGATATACCTAACGATTTAAATGGGAAAGGAGATATATGAAAAGCCATCCTTAACATTGATTGATTATTTATCCACTCTACAAAGGGGCCTAAGGGCCCTAATGGAAAGAGAATAAATCGTCGTCATTGTTATTGAAATAGGTATTCTGTTGGGCAACCCATGGGTGCTTATTCTTCGTGAGCAATGTTAGCTTTAACTCATCATATAATAGTTAAAGAATCAGCATTGCGTGCAGGAATAAAAGATTTCCAAGATTATGCATTATTAGGTGACGATATCGTTATTTATGACGATAAAGTTGCTCAACAATATCTTAATCTTATGAAATCTCTAGGCGTATCTATCAACATGAGTAAATCAGTAATCTCACAAGATTTTGCTGAATTTGCTTCACGTTGAATAGGTAACAAGTGTAATTTCACTCCGATCGGCTCAGGATTAATCCTAAGAACGATTAGAGATCGAACTTACCTTGGAGCTTTGTTGGCTGAAGCCTTCAAAACTCGTTTATTTGCAAACTATGGCGCTTGCTTAAAGATCCTACAAAAGCTTCCGGGTTCTTATCGAACCCAGGCTTATGTGGGTATCTGATCTTGCATCGGACTAAAAGGAGCTTTTTGAAAGATTGTACCAAGAGATGTTTTGTATATTACAAAATCAGTTTCTTGATGTTTACAATCTGTAGCTTCTGAGTCTATTATGGTCCGTTTCTCCCTCTTCAATGCATTATATGCACTAAGAGGTGAAATGTACCATGATGCAATTGTGAAACTCTCTCGCGAAATAGCCTATTTCAATTCTCATTGAAATCAGCTATCCGCAAGAGAGTGATCAGGCCGCTTCTTTGAGGCGGTTACACGGTTGCTTTCTCCAGGATATTGAATTTACTTTTCTGATTTCTTAAGTCAGCTCTTTCAACTATTTAATGAGATCATCAAATGAAACTTTAGAGAAGAATTCTATAAAGTAACATGAGATGAAATCATGGAATTAGTTGACTCTCCTAGTTTCGATGTTTCCTCTATTGATTGAACAGACCGTGCGGCCATTCAGACTAGTTCTAAACTAGCTAAAAAGACGCGGGCATACGCTATGCTTATTAAAGCAAAGTGTATCGATTGTTCAATTGGTCCAAGTAATTCTTTATTACTTAATCCTTCAATATGAGACATCGTCACGAAAGAAGACCTGCAACGTATACATAAGGATCTTCAACCCTTAGTTAGATTTGATGATAAATTCAAATCTCCTAAGGAACTTATAACACATCCAGTACCTCTTAGTACTATTCGGAAGGGTAAATTGAACAACTAAGTTGTCCGACCCCCTATGCCAAATGTAATTAGGAAACCACCGGTTTACGCATTCCCGTTTCGGAGTGTAAGGCTTAATTGTTTATTAAACCTTACCCGTCGAATAGGGTTAACGTATTGTGTGCTATATTGAAGATGGTCAGGTATTACTTGAATAACATACCAAACAGTATGTATTTTCTATAAGATAGTATATAGTGCGTGTTGAATGGTAAATAGAGTAAAAAGGCTCTATTGCATGCAATTATCACTACTAACCTCTATAGATCAAGTATTGCTGGCTCTCTCTGAGAGCAACTCTTCCAGAGTTAAAATGGACTTAGCAG